TGCAGCACGACATGAGCCGGTTTTTCCCGATGCTTCGGGAGGCACTCAAGACAGGGTTGCTTTCGTCTATGATGCACGTGCTCGTGACTTATGAGGTGGACGGGTTACCGGTAGCTACCCAACCCCTGGAAACGGACGAGGCAGACATTCTCCGAAGTGTTCTAAACGACTTCTCCCAGCCGGATCCGACAGTGACCAAGAGCGAGGACCACCCGTTCCTCCCCAACCCCTTGATGCCCAAACCCGTATTCAAAATCATCCCCAGTTCTGTCGTGCGGCTAGATAGCTCCGGGGCGGGTCGGTATAAGATGTGGCGAACTAAGATGTCTGTGGCGGAAATTCGGGCCACCGGAGCCCAGCGGGGTTACGATATGACGGCGGTGGAACGAGCTATCTTCGCCCAGACCGAAAACAAAATGAAAACGGATTATCGCCACCGAGTGGAGACAGGGCTAGCCCAGGGGCTGGAGCTGGGGCATCAGCCCTGGACAGTAGAGCTGACCCACTTCGAGGGAACTCTCGAGGACAACGAGCTAGGCCAGCAGGTCTTTAAGAACAAGTATGTCGTTGTAGCCAACGATATGGAAGTCATCTTGGGACCTATCGACTCCCCCTTCTGGGACGGACAAAGTGCTTTGGTTAGCTCCCCCTTCATTCAGTCCCCTAACTCCGTTTACGGGAAGTCTCCTATTATGGAGGCTATTGATGCCTTCTTCCAGCGGCATAATTTTGGCAACTCCCTGAACGACTACTTGGTTCGGTCAATGAATCCCCCCTACCAGGTAGACGAGGATGTTTTGGCTAAGTCGGAGCTAGTGGAGGAGCTGATCCTCTACCCCGCCAGGCGCATCAACGTCTCTGCCAACGGGAACCCAAATGCAAACGCTATCCGCCCAGTCCCCCAAGCGGAGCTGCCCCAAGGTCTTTGGCAGTACCTCCAGTGGTACCAAACCCAGATGTCTGAAGTGACAGGCATGACCCAGGAGCTGATGGGGATGCCCCGCACCCGGGGCAGAATCACCGGCCAGGAGTACGCCTCCCGGTCAGCCGAAGCCGGAAACTGGCTTGCTTTTGTTTTCTCCGACATCGAGGACCAGTTCCTGACCCCGTTCATTCGGGTGTTCTTCCTCCGTACTTTGCAGATGATCCCCGACCCCATGTGGAAAGCGTGGGTGGTCTCCAACATCCCCCGCATCCTCCCAGAGTCGGACCAGACTCCTCCGGTCATCAAGGAAGCGTGGACTAAGCAGCTCATGGACTGTGCGGAGTGGGATGCGAAGAAGCGGTACATGAACCTTGGAGGATTCTTCAAGTTCCGGGTCAAGATTTTTTCCAACTTCAGCGAGCGGCAAATGGAAGTCGAGAAAGGCACGTTCATGCTGAATGTGCTTTCCAAGATGCCCCAGATGATGCAGTACATCAACATTCCCGAGTTCGTGCGGTATATCGTGCGGGCCTTTGGATGGGACCCGGAACGCATCCTCAACAAGACGGGTCTCCCCATGCCTGATGCCAAGCTCCTCTCGGAGGACCAGAGCCCGGATGGGGTTCTGGCCAAGCTTCGGCAGTTCATGTCCCAGGGGCCAGAACAAAATCAACCTCTGCAAGCTCCCAATCTCTACCCCGACGTGTATGACATGTTCGGGATGGGTGGACAGAGCCAGCAGGACCAATCCGGGTCACCGTTTCCCGGAGGTCCTCACAACCCATCCCCCTCTCCCCCCAACCCTCCTTCCCCTCCGGGGCAGTAGTGTGTTAGGATGAAGCATCAAAGGAGCTTGATATGGCCAACGACGAGAGACTTTCCCAAGTGTTCACTGCAGGAAGTAACAAGGAATTGTATGACCGTAAGGTCAACATGACCAAGAATTTGCTGCAGGGATTTTCCAAGGTTGACCCCCAGTCGGTAACCCCGGAAGCTCCTACCAGTGACCGGGTGAAGGCGCGAGTCCAACCCCCAGCCTTCGAGAAAGGAGAGAACTACAGTGGATTCTAAAGAGCGTCGTACTTCGACCCATCCCGCCGAGAAAGGCAAGGACCAGGAGACGGTTCTGATCATGAACCGCTTCCCGGAGAGCACGGACAGCATTATGCTGCGGTCGCAGCTTGAGCGAAAGACCGTGTCTCGAGGTGAGGACAAGATCGGGTCCTTCCCGGTTCCCTACTAGTGAGTAGCTCGCCCCCTCGGAGCCCAGGTATAGCCGGGCCTCCCATGGAGGCTACTTTGATTTCTTTGCTAGAAGCAGAGGAAGAGGAAGTGCTCCGAGGGTTGGCGAGCTGCCCCAATACCCTAGAAGACCTCTTGTACTATAAAGCTGGCGCTAAGTTCCTAAAAAACCTACGACAAAAGCTCGAAAAACGTCGAGCTTAGGAGGACCCGAAATGCCCACTCCCACCCAGGACAATGGAGGAGGGGGGACAGAGGATCTCCACGTGCAGCTAGAGCGTCTACAAAAAGCACTGGAGTCTCAACGAGCCCACTCTTCTCAGGCTATCCAACAGCGGTCTCAGGACCTGTCCTTTCTCCGAAATCAACTGGAGAGGACCCAGGTAGACCCGGCAGTGTTGTCTGCCCCCTTGGATAGTTCCGACTGGTTCAACCAGTTTTCCCAACCAGAGAAGAAGGAGCCCGCAAGAATGTCCGACCCCGCAAAAGAACCCCCCGCAACCCTCACCGCCTCGGAGCTTCGGAAAATGCTCCGAGAAGAGATCCAGGCAGTGGAGAAGCAAAAAGCTGAGCAGTTTCAGAAGTATCAAGAAACCCTGATGGCCCAGCAAAAGCAGTTCCTGGAGACCGACCACGCGAAAGACCCCAGCAAGGTCCGCATCATCGAAGAAGTCTACCAGCAACTCGATCACATTCGGGACCCGCAAAAGCGGTATGAGCTGGCCTTGGAGAAGGGTCTCCGACTCCATCAGGTGACCCAACAGGAAATCGAGGCAGCCAAGCGCCCCCAGAGCAACATCATGAACGCCTTCTCTCAGCAGGGCATGATGCAGCACCCGAGCTACACCCTGCCCCAGGCCAACGCTCCCAAGTCCCCCTTCGACGTCCGACCAGTGGAGGAGCGGTTTGCGGATGCCAAGCAGTTGGCGCAAGACCGCCGTAAGGCGTATTTCAGTCAGGGGGTTGTCTCTCAGCGCAACCCTGGTGTATAAAGGATGGAGTAGAAAAGTTTTTTAGCTAATCCCCGACGAATAGCGAGAGACACTCTGGCAGGACCAGACCTCTGGAAGCCAAGTCGAGGAGGGCTCTGTGACCCCTCTCAATTTGAATCTTCCTGGAGGTAACAATGGCGGTTCAAGACTCCGCTAGTGTAAATAATTTTCACACCCTATTTCAGTTGTCCAAAGACGTCCGCATGGCGTCGCAGACGATGCAACGATTCCGGCAGTTCGCTCGCCCGGAGTCCGACTACGGTCCCCATGAAGGCACTCAGCTTCGGTTCGTCAAGACCAGCAATCTCCTGGCTCGCGGCAGGGCTATCGGTGAGTTCGATGACGTCCCCGTCACCAGCTTCACCAACAGTTACGGCACGGTGACCTGGACGGAATACAGCAACTCGGTCCAGTGGACCCAACTGGCTTCCGCCGTGAGTATGCTCAGCCTCGAAGACATCAATATCCAGAACCTGAAAAACGACGCAGCTCAGACTCTGGATATTCTGGCGGCTCAGCCGTTCGTGAACGCCCCGGTGATCTACACCCCCACGGGCAGCTATGCGTCAAAGGGTGCAGTGCTCAGCACCACGGGCACGGCGGCTGCAACCGCCCAACGCCCCTGCGGTGTCTACGACATCAAGAACATCGTTCAGTTGATGAAAAAGACCTACCGCATCCCGGGCTGGAAGGGCACCAACGACTACATCTGCCTAGCCTCTACGGAGTTCCTGCGAGGTGTGACGGATGACCCGGCGTTCATCGAAGTGATGAAGTACGCCAACCCCGAAATCATCCTCCAGGGCGAGGTTGGTAAAATCTACGGGGTGCGCTTCATCGAGGAAACCAACGTCCAGGGGGCTATCGCCGGGAACGGCGGTGCAGCGGTTTTCTTCGGAGACGACCCCGTAATCGAAGTCGAGACCTATCCCCTGGAGCTGCAGGCTGGTTTCGACGGTAACTTCAGCTATGGCCGAGTCAAGTCCCTGCGATGGGTCTGGTGGGGCGGGTTCTCCCGCACCTGGGACTTCTCGACGGACGGGGAAACCCGCATCGTCCGGGTCGGCTCGCTGTAGGAAATAGGAGGAGATTGAAATGGCTTTTGCAGCTTGGTCCGATACTCAGTACGGTGAGTCGAGTTCTCCTTGGGGCCCCCGGTTCCAGGCGATTGACGCTCTCCAAATCAGCACCACGGCCTTCGACCTGGTAACTGCCACCGCAGGTACCACGGAGCAGGTGAGCCCCCCGATTCCTTACCAAAAGGTGGAGTTGCTGGACGTCACCATGTACTACACGGCGGCGTCGGGTGCGGTCACTACGCCGGGGCAGGTGAGCCTGTGGGTATACCCCTCTGGCTCGTCCACTCCGGTCCGCCTCCCGGTTACGACCTCCACCAACACCATCGCCGCAGCGGCCTCGCAGACGATTTACACGGCGGTGAGCTACACGTTCCAGTACACCAACACGACCAGCCCCCTGTCCCCTGGCATTGCGACAGGTGGTGCCAACCTATTCCCTCAGCTTAACCTCGGAGACCGAATTCGGGTTCTGAGCGCGGTTCAGGGCGTAGGTGGGACGCAGCAGGTGTTGTTCACGGTTCGCCTCCGTGAGCGGCCTCAGGTTGCGAACCCCACGGCTACCTACACCACTGGTACTTCTTCGTTCGTCACCCCCTAGTCGACCGAAGACCGGCCCCTCAGCGGTATATCTGGGGGACGATTTCGTTCGTAGAAAGCAGGCCACATGGCTACAAAGTTCGACCCGAAGCAAAATCATGTCATGTTCTTTCACGAGGACCGCACCCCGTTGCTGGGGCAGGACGGAGTTTTCTACTCCCCTACGGGAGAGCGGTTCGAGGTTCAGAGCGTCAAGGACATGGAAATGCTCAACCAGAAACGCCTAGCAGTGACGTCGGCAGCCCGGCGATGGCACACTGTATGTCAGGAGCAGTCGTCGATCCAAGACCGGATCGCCCAGATGGAGGAGGAGTTCGCTCGCGAGCGGGATGCCCGCCTCCAGGAGTTGGATGCCAAGCTCAAGCGGCTAGACGAGAAGTTGGAGCTGATTGAGGACTTGCCGGTCATCGACGACGCCCCACCCCCGGTGGAGCAACTGGAGTTGACTGACATCGAGAAGGACATGCTCGCAAAAATTGCAATCAAGACCCGTACAACTAGGAAGATGTAATGGCCGCTACTCGATACCCTTCCACGCTCGCCGAGCTAATCACGGAGATCGGTAGGGAGTTCCCCCGGTTCAACCCAGAGGCTCAGGCAATGGTGGAAGCGAATGTCGAGTCGTGGGTCAATGACCTATGTGATTTCCCCTTCTGGTTCCTAGTCAATCGGCCTAACCTCCAATTCATGACGGGGTTTCCTGTTACGTTAGCTTCTCTTACCCCCCTCGCGGGTAATTGGGTGAGTAACGGGTGGCTCCGTACGTCTTTGGGGGTTAACCGGTATCAGGTTTACATGCCCTTGGAGGACAACTACGCCGGGTCGTCTCTCTGGTACGCCCCAGCTCGGGTAAAGAATATTCAGTTCTGCAAAGAGTTCAACGAGAACGGGAGGTTCATGTATGACCTCTCCTTCAGTTCCCCAGACTGGAGCTTGACGAACTATTCCTACACGACTCCGGGGTCAACAAACCGACCAGTTGGGTGCTGGCTGGAGCAGACAGAAACTGGCTCCTACTTGGTTCTGCATCCGGTCCCCTTGACAGAGCAGAGGCTCTATGCGGTACAGTTTGAATTGTCGACGTGCCCTTGGTATGCCTCAGTTTCCAGTCCTGCGGACATCAAGAACCGGTTCATGAACTATGCCCCTCAGGCGGTCCTGTACAAGTGCCTCCTTCACGTGGCTCAGTATTATGACGAGAAGGGGATGGCGAAGAACTTCGAAAGAATTCTGTACGGCGACCCGCCTCGAGGGGAGGCCAAGTCGAACTACCCCTACAAGGGCATTATGGGCAAGCTGGTGGAAGAGACTCGAGAAATGCATAAGCAACTCAACAAGTCCATCCCGTACTACCCCTCTCTGTCCTCTGCCTACGGGAGGTCGCCGAACATGAACTTCCGTGGGGGGTACCCGGGCAGTGGGTACTATAGGTTCTGGCCCTGATGCCCCGTGAGTCCGATACCCAACTCTCCTGGATGCCCCTGGAGGACCTGTCCCACGGCCTGTACTCAGACCGTGGGCCTTTGCATATCCCCCCGGGCGGGGCGTCCGCGATGTCCAACTTCGTTTGGGTTGAGGGGTTTCTGCGGCCCAGGCCTGGTCTCTCTCAGGTATATTCTCCTTACCCCTCCTTTGCACCGTTCTCAGCCACGCTGAAGCACCTGACCCAGTACAACCCCCTGACCGGGTCTAAGAGCCTGGTGCGGGTGGATACCTACCCTCAGCCGGGATTCACGACATTTCGGGTGCAGAGATACGATTCCGCCATGTCGTCCTGGGTCTACGTTGGGGGAGATGCCTCCACCGGCCCAGGGGCGGTCCAGGACCCGGAGGCGCAGTTTAGCTCATGCAATTACAAAGGAAAACTGTACATAGCTTACTACGGGGCTCCGGTCATCCAATATGACTCGACTAGCGGCGCCCTCCCCTTGGAAACTTATCAGCCCGACCCTGACCTTAAGCCACCGTATGGGCCTCGCATTATTGCGGCCAATGACTCCACGCTGTTCCTGGCTGATATGCTGGACTCCGCCACCGACCCGACTGCCACCCGGGTGCCGTATCGAGTGGCCTGGTGTGACTTCCTGAATGCCTCCATCTGGAATGGTGGCGTGAAGGGGGGAGAGTCGGGTTATCAGGACCTTGTAAACGAGTCTGAGCCCATCACAGGCCTCTATGCGAATAACGTGGTTGTAGTGGCTTTCAAGGCCCGAGAAATGTACGTCTCAGCCTTTGCGGGCAGCCCTCGGTATTATGCATTCAAGTCCTTCGCCAAGGGCCCAGGGTGTATTGCTCACTCGACCATCAAGGAGTACCGCGATGGTAAAATCATCTGGCTAGGGGATGACAATGTCTACATCTGTGTACCAGGTACTCAGCCGGTCCCAATCGGTGACCCTATCCGAAGACGCATTCGAGAAGCCGCAGCTACGAACGTCATGCAGCGGAGTCGTGCGATTATCGACCGTGATAGGGACCTGTATACCCTATTCGTCCCACGGGCTTCAGATAGTAGGGTCCTCAAAGCTTTCACTTGTAATCTTCGGCTAGGTAGCTGGTGGGAGTGGGACTACGATCTTGGGGGTGGGGTGGACATCTCAGATGGCACCGAATACCGCTCCGGTAACTGGTCCACCACTCAGCTTATCGCCACCACCTCTAACAAGATTTTGCAAAGTTCCCTCAACTTCACGGACGATGCGGGTGTGACCATTGCCTGCACGTGGACTTCGGGCGTCCTGCAGGCTAGACAGGTTTTTCGGGATACGGAGCAGGCCCAGGTGCAGATGATTCGAATATTTGGGCAGGATACTGGGAAGACTGTTACGTTAGGGATGGACTACGGAAACGGGCTTGACCGGTTTTCTAGTAAGACCTTCGGAACGCAGACGATAGACGGTGCAGCCAAGCTTTACACAGATAATCGTGTTACGGCGGAAAACTTTCGGTTGGTGCTCTCCCACGCCACGGCTGCTTCCGCTTGTCCTATTGCGTCGGTGATTATCGGAGCCCTTCCGCAGGGTCCGACTGCGAGGTACTAATGGCTGATGCCTTTGCAGCTATGCCCCAGCATAGCAATATCAACACCTACGCTTCTTCCGATGCTCGGGGGGCAGCTTATGGGGACCTGGAATCGCGCAAGCCTCTTCCGGTGTTGGTCTCCTCCACGGCTCTTGGGGTTGGGTGGACTTTACTTTACACGGTACCCGTGCAAACCTTCGTCAGCGTAGAAAGCGTCCTTGCAGCCAACCCGACGGGCGGGGCGGTGGACTTCGCCCTAGCATTCATCGCCCCCAGCGTGGCTGCTCCTACTGTCCTCAATCAGGCTGGGGTGACTATCGTAGACCAGCTAGCTACAAAGACTTCTATCAAGTTAACCCCTAACGCAGCACTATTGCCTGGGTGGAAGATATACGGGTATTCTTCTGCCGTCCAGGTGAATGTCCACATCTCTATTTCGAAGAGCATACGATAATGGACGCACGGCCGGTTACTCTAGAGGATTGGGAAGCTGCCAAGGTTTTGTGGCAGAAATTCTCCTCTTCCCCTCACGCGTGGAAAATACAAGGGTCGGAATCTACCTTTCGGTCCTACTTCACAGTCTCGCTGGTCTCCCCTCTGGTGAAGGTGTTTGGTCTATTTGATGGGGGAGATATGGTCGCATTCTCCATCTGCACCGAGTCCACTTCCTCCAACGTGAACCTGGAAGGCGTTGAGGTGCTGACCAAAGAGACCTTTGTTAGGGCTATTTTCGGTTTACCCCAGATTCCTAGACAGGAGGGGGCAAAATTAGATAAACTGATGGATGAATGGGGGAAATTGCGAGGGCACACCGCCCGGTTCGGGAACTGCCGAACCGACTTCCCGGTAGCTGGGGCAGCCCGATGGGGCTACAAGCCCCGCTGCCTCGTAATGGCAAAGGAGATTCAGCATGGGTAGCGGCGGAGGGTCGACTCAGGTTCAGACGGTGCAACCGAGTCTTCAGACCAACAACGCAGTAGAGCAACCTCTCGGGGGTGCGGCTGTGCGTATGACCAATTCTATGGGGGCATACGCCCCGTTTGGCACGGGCGGCCGGTTAGTAAGCGGGGTACCCTTCGGGCAGGTGGCTATGGCGGGGCCCAACCCCACGGTGTTCGGAGACCCATTCAACTCCCAGTATGCTCAGGGATTTTTTGGGCATGGGGGGTACGCCAATCAGCCTGGCCAGGCCCCCACTCAGCAACTTCAGCAGCAAGCTTTCCAGCAGCAAAACCCCATGCAGTCCTGGATGATGTCGTTTGGGGCTCAGCCCCAGGCGCAACAGTTCCAGTCCCCCTTCCAAGGGGCCACCCCTCAGACGATGGGCATGATGGGGATGCTCCCCTTCTACAATCCTTCCGCGAGTAACTACGTGCCTCAGGCCCCGTTCTCCAGCTTCCCGCAGTTTCAGCCCCACCAGCAGCCGACTCAGGCCCAGCCGCAGGGGCAGAGTCCTCCGGTTGTGGCAGACATGAATACCCCCAATCCGGGGTTCGCTGTAACCAACTTACCTCCGTCGGGGTATCCCAACGGGGTTCCTTCGGGAGGCGCTAGTGGCTAACGAAAATGCCTGGGGTATGAACACCCCTACCCTGAATCCGGGGCAGACTTTGCCGTATAGCAACGACGGAGACCTTCCCTTGCAGTCCCCTTATGGGAACCCCCCAACGAGCACCAGTCAGCAGTTTCTCAACCCGTCTCTGGTGGCTCCTTACTACAATGCTGCCGGGGTGGCTGGGAACTTAGGTACGCTGACGGGACAGAACGCCCAGGCAGCCAACCAGTTTCAGGCGGGTCTCTGGAACCCAAACCTGAACAACTTTGAGCAGAGTTTCCTCCAAGCAGGGCTGGGGAATAACCAAGTTCTGCTGAACCAGATGATGGCTCAGCAGAATGCCCAGTATCAGGATACCCCCTTTCACAGCTCTCTCGCTCGGTCTCAGAACGACTTGATGGCTCAGATGGGGCGAGATACTCTGTCCCAGGCGGCTCAGATGGGGATGCAGCGCGAGGGGATTGGGGCTCAGATGTCCACCTTCCCCTTCCAGTACACCCAGCAGGCAGCCAACGTCGGGGCAGACATGAGTGAGCGAATGTTCAACATGTACAACCAGCAGTTCAACAACCCCTTCCAGGTACCGCTGGCTTACTACGCTCAGAGTCCAATGCTGACTCCGAGCATCATTCCACAAGGGCAATCGGGTAAAGTGTAATGATCGCAAGGCAGGCTCCAGTCGTCCAGGCTCCAAGGTCTCACAGCCCCTTTGGGGGAATCTTGGGGAGTCTTTTCTCGGTCCTCTCGCCATTCATCCCCGGGGGCCCCGTGGTCCAGGGCGCTCTTGGGGCTGGAGCTACTTTAGCTTCTGGGGGGAGCCCGTTTAAGGCAGCCCAGCAGTTCGGTGGGGGTATTGCATCCCAAATCGGAGGGGATTCTGGCCCGGCAGCGTCAGCAGCTCAAGATGCCTGGGGAGGCGCAAAAGATGATCAGCAAGAGCAACAGCCCGGCCAGGCTGAGAAAGCCAATGATTCTCAGGGGCAAGGTCAGCAGGCTCCTGCGGAAGCGCCGCAAGCTCCAGACCAGCAGAACCCCTATTCCGAACAGCAGTTGGCAGCTCAGCAAGGCACTATCCAGAATCTTGCGGAGCAGTATCCTGACGCGTTTGCGTACCTGGCTCAGAATCCTCATATTCTCCAGGGCGGTCACAACTTCTTGGATCAGCTTCAGGCGTATGGTATGATGAAAAATCGCATGACCCAAAACCAAAATCAACAAGGAGGAGTCGGATAATGAAAGGCGGAGGCAGTAAGGCCGGTGCTAAGGGTGCAATGAAGTTTGGTCAGGAGAAGAAACAGCCGAAGCCTTCGGCTGCTCCTGCAAATACCTTTGACCGCAAGCGCAACGGCAACAAGCAGAAATCCAATGGCCCTGGCGGGTCCTTCGGGCTAATGTAAGGCAATCAAGAAAACTCAAGAAGTCGAGGTGATTCACTATGGAAGCTCCTATTGACCTCATCCCGGAAGAGCCGACTTTGGCTGATTGGGCTCAGTCGGGCCCGGCGGCAGAAACAGAGGCTGCCAAAGTGGCTCAGCATTTCCACGACCTGGCCCATATTGGGGGAGAGCAAGCGCAAGCCCATCAGACGTATGCGGAAAAGAAAGCCAGCCTCCCCCAGATTCATCAAGACCCTGAGCCAGATGTCCCCATGTCCCACAAGGAGGAGCTTAAGCCCGCGCCCAAGTTGCTGGCCAGTCACCCAGAACAGGCCCTCCCTAATGGGCATACTCGAGAGAGTCTGGAGGCGTTGTACACTTCCGACCCCTTAAAGTATCACGAACTGATGGCCCAATTTTTACACGAAAAGGCCCAGTTGTGGACTGAGGGGCCTGGCGGGTACCGGGAAATTGCGCGAAAATTCGAAGCGGAGCAGGGGCCGATTGGTACTCCGGCTACTCCCAAAGCCGTGGAGGGGGTGGGCCGTGGAATCGCCTCTGCCCGAGCCCCTCACGCAACTCCCCCCACGGAGTCTGCGGGCCCGACCG